GAAAGATATTGATCATCACGAGAAGGATCTTTTGCACCTACTGCAATTAAGTTAGTAACGTCTGTTGGAAGAGTGGTTCTATAATTCCCAGCCTTAATCCAAGAAATAAAATTTAAAATGTCCATGGTTATAAATATTAAATGTATACAGTATAATATACTAAAAAAATTCTATAAAAACAAAAATCCCTGGTAAAAACCAGGGACTTTGTGACAGGGTAGAGGATTGAAAATTGGATTGAACAGAAAACTACCCTAGCATATATCCTAGTAAGAATGAAACTATTATTAGAGCCCCAATTGTATAATTTGCTATAGCACGACCTTTCTCATCTTCCATGTACATATTGTACATTTTATTATAGATAGGTCTTGTCATAGCATTTATGACAATCCAAAACATTGCAATACATCCTATTGCAAAAGCTGCTAATAATATTTTCAACCAGATCATAGTGAATCAATTCGTCTTTGTAAATATACTAAAGCTTTTTTAAGATCTTCTTTTTCAGTAGATTTATTTTTCTTTCCAGCTCTAGCAACATACTTAATGACATTACCTAAGTAGAAGTCTTTATCAATACCCCAGGCTTCTAGTACATTAAACACTTCATAAGTAGTACCAGCACCACCGTAGTGATTAGGCCTAGTAGAATCGTTAACAATGATAATTCTAGATGCAACATCTTTTGCTGGTGTACCCATCTCTGTTTTAGAGCACATAATTTTTTCATATTGCTCTTCAGACTCTTGACTAAAATTTACCATACTATAACAACATCTCCTTCATTAAGGACAAGTTTAGTTTCTCCATCAATATCAATGCGCTCAACTACTTCTAAGTTAAGTGCACTTGTACGGACATAAACTTTATCCCCTACTTTAACATCTTCTACTTTGTCTCCTATTGCAAAGACATTAAGTTTACTCCACATCTTCATAGCTTCTTGCATGATTGCATCTTCATCTTTTGCACTAAGTTGTAGTGTAGTTTCTTTTTTCTTTGGAACATCTAATAAAATAGTTCTTCCTCTTAATAATTTAAATGGTTTACTCATTAGTTTTTTATTTTCATTGTGATTACTTTAACTACTGTCATTTGAGCATTAAGGATTTCTCCTACTGCATGATCAAACAACAAACTCTTAACTGGACCTCTTTGGTCTTCCTCATATCTACGTTTGAGGATCTCTGCCATTTCAGCTGCTAATTCTTTTACTCTATGTACATCCGGGTCACCACTTGGATTGAATTCTAATCCTACTAATAGTTCTCCAAATGTTGGGAGCTTGGTCTCTACCATTCCTACTCCTTCCGGTACTTGGTTTTCTTCCATATATTTATCAAATTTAATCCTTGCTTCTAGGTTGGTTTCTGACTCAGCTGTCAACTTCTGCCATATGTCCAACTGATGTTGTGTCATACATTCTCAAATGTTGCTATGAATGCATCTGGTGTGTACACAACAAACTTACCAGTTACAGTCTTAACAATAAAGTCACCTATACAAACTACCTCATTACTTTCTAAAGGATCAATCATCAGATCCTTTACATGACCATGTAGTGTAAAATAACATGTGGTACAAAAGTCTGAAACCTCAGATCTGTTGTTACCATTCCATTGAATAGCTTCAACCATTAGGGGTTTGGTTTTAAACAATTGTGCCATGTACAAATATAAAAAACTTTTTTAAATAAAAAAGCCCGGGCTTTCAACTCCAGGCTCTTTTATGTTTTAACCTATTAAAACATTCACATTATGAACACAACAAATATATAAAAATATTTTTATCTTCCTTGTGCTCTGTAAGATTTTTTATAATTCTTACTTTTCTTTAGTTTGCTGGTTTTTGTTTTAGCATGGATGCCTGGTCTGGAAACCTTTACCTTGACCAATCTAGTTGCACTGTCTTTTACTTTTGCCATGATTATTAGTTTATACTAATAAGATAACAAATTATTTCTTTACTCTGCCGTAGGTAATGTTATTTTTAGCCCGGATGTCTTTATGAGTATACTGCCAGAACTCACCAGTATCATTTATCACAACGGTATATATAGTATCAGTCTCATGACCATAGTCTGTGACTAGCCAAATTACCCCGGCTCCTTTAGGTGTATCCACCTCTACTCTATTCTGTGGTTCAAAGATCATAGTTCTCAATTTTAATTAGTTCATCTCGTTTGACAAGTCTTTCATATAACTCAAGATCTGTTGACCATTCTTGTCCTGTCCAGAATTCAAAGCCTCTATAGTTTAATTTATATAAACAGCATTCTTCATAGCCTGCTAAAAGGTATACATATTCACAACCTAAAATCTTTGCGGTCTCACATTCTATCATTTGAGCTACTGTACCCAAAGAAAGTTTTGGATCCTCATAATCCCAGATAAACTGATATGCCACAAACTGATTATCAAATTGTTTGTATATACTTATACCAACTAGATGATCAGCATAATATTCTATGACAGAACAATCTTTAAAATTATCTAAACTAATATTTCTTTTAAAACCGTGATGGTTACAATACTTTTCATGCAACTCAGTATACTGTTCTAATGACGCATCAATATTACCAGACTCAACTATAATCTTTTTAGATAACTTCTTTGTTGTTTTACTTGGTTGGTATTTAGATAAATCTATTCTAGTACTACGTTCATTATACCATTTATCTTTCCAGGGAATCCAACCTTCTTTCAATGCATCTACTGCAGACTCATTAGACCCAAGTATACCGTAAGCACAATTAACAATCACTTCAAGATCACTCACTTTACCAAACCCCGCAATATGATCAAAGAAAACTTTCATACTATAAATATACAAAAAACCCCAGGTAGTAATTCTTGATCAGAGAAACTTTCCTGGGGGTGTTACTGGTTATATCTACCCTGGGTACCTTAGTAGAACTTCCCAATAACAAGAAGACCTCGGCTGGTGCGCAGATCTTACGGTATGCGTCAGAGGTACTTATGCCTATGAGTACTATTCACAGGTCATTAGCAACAGTATCACTAATGGGTCCTAACAGAAACCTGTTAGTGGAGTGATACAAATATAATAATATGTAGGATAATCCCATCATAGAATGTGATATTGCGGTATAATGTGTCTTAAAAGGGACAAAACTATACCAAAATGAGACTTCAATGGGACTTTAACTATATGTAATTCCATACAATATGCTCACCTTACTGTAAAGTATATGTAGGTGCATATAATCCCCGGGCCAATTTACCTAGGCTTTGTGCCCCCAGTATGTCCAGTTTATTGCAGAAATAACTGGACACGGGGATGGGTTTTTTAATATGTAAGAGGATGTTGTGACCCCCCTGCAGCAGCCACCCCCGGTCCGTCTGAGCTGGGGGTACCCCCCATCTTTTCTGGTGGGTGTGTCTGGCACATGCCAGAAAAAATCTTTTTTCTTCCTCCAGAAAAAACATTTCTCCTGTCATGACAGTGGCTAACCCATCAACTGCATACCAAATAAAATATTTGTTATGAAAAATCAACTTCCAACTCAGTCTGCTCTCGTGAGCATCCATCCTTGCAAGTCTCATGACTTCCTTTACGTTATAAAGAAAGTCAATACTGATTTGTGGCTTCCAAGAATCCCCAAAGCAGTAGTAAAGGATTCCATCCAATCCAGTGGGTTGTATGAAATCATTTACCGGCTTTATACTAATGCATCTGGATATGAATCCATCTACATTACTAAAGCCACAAAGATCAAGACCTCTTAGGAGGTCTTTCTCTTTTTTCATTTTCCCTCTTATTGCTAACCCATAACTTGAATTGAATTAATTCAATTAAAACCTTCGGTCCAAATGATACAGACTGAAGTCATGAAGAAGAACTGTTGCAACAGTGTCAGAACATGTATCGGGATAAATCAGACGTGATTTATCAGGTCATTGAAAGTGCAGGATTTCAAATAGATATAACTTATCATCATTAAGCCTGTAATTAATGATGACATAACAAATTGAAGAGTATCAGGCATTAGTCTGATACTTTTTCATTTTTCCCTCTTTTGGCTAACCCTTAACTTATCTTGATAAATTATTCATTAACTAAATCATTAAACATTATGGCTTTATCAGCAATTTATGTAGGAAACTACATCAGACGAGAAGGTGAACAAAAAGGTAAAACCTTTCACGTTTACACCATCAAAGGTTCAAAGGAAGAACTTAAACAATATGTGAATACACCACAGTTTAAGAAATATCCACGTAAATCTGCAACAGGAGAACCACAAATGCATACAATGTATATGGATGCATTTCGTGATGAGTTACCATTATATCTTAAACAAGATGGTAACTATACATTAGACCAATCTGAAACAAGAAAGGATTTGAGCAGATTGGAAATGTTAGAACAAGTGTCACCTGCTATTGCATCAGCATTTGCTACTAAACTTGCAGACAAAGTATTTGGTGCAGGTAAAGTATCTAGCAATACTGCAAATGCATTTATGGAAGTACCAACCAATGCAGGGGAAGATGCAGATTTAGATGATGATATCTAAACAAAAGTGATGAGTGAGTAGGACTTAGGTCCTACTCTTCATTTTTTAGTATTTAATAATCCCTCTTTTTGCTAACCCTTCACTTATATCAGGAAATAATGCTACAGCATTATTTTGTTTTCTTTAGTATATAGTATATATAGTATATAAGACAGTATATATACTCAATACTCAATACCCATTACTAGTAAATAGTATGATACTATTATATATACTGTAGTATATATAGTATACTCAACAACATTCTACTTTACACAGAAACATTTTGGTATATGTTTGCAAGTGTAACTGTCTGATTATGTGAGTAAAAACCTTCTACTCATTCTTTACTAGTAAATACAACCACAGAATATACTGCATATCTATGCATATATATAATTAATATAGCTAACAATTTAAAACATGAACTTATGACTGACATTAAACAGAGACTATTAGACAACTTAGTAATAGGTATTATTATAGGAGCATTATCATTCCTTATACTACAATATATACTTATACATCTTATAGGTGGTTCACAGTCAATGACTCCGGAATCATACAAAAACGTAGGTGGTAATATTGATATAGAATATTACCTTGAAGTATCAGAAGATTCTATATGGGTTGAAGGTGTTCAATCCAAGAAAGTATACTCAGGTACATACTCTCAACTTGATAGTATTATACTATTAGATAACAAGTAAACAATAACTTAAATATATACTTATGAATTCTAATCTGATTACTTTAGACAATCCTACTATCGGGAAAATTGACAGAGACTTAATTAACTTTGCAAAGGTTTATTACGGTGCATCATTTGATGAGTCAAAACAAAAAGAAATCTGCTCAATGGATGTAGCAGATAAGATCTGGTTACTTACTCAATACAAAGAGGAACTAACTTCAGTATCTAAACCTAATCTTAATGACTTGTATTAATGTATAGCCTAATCTTTAGGTTATATATGTTATTAGGAATAGTAAAACCACAAGACCAAGTGGATGGTAGAACTATATATACCATCCACTATAGGTCTACTCATATTGAATATGCTTATAAAGGTGAGGTCATCCAATGGATCCGATCTCACCAATTTGAGTATAATGAAGATATAGTAGATTAAATTACTCTCATCCAAGCAGGTACTATAGTTCTTTCCGCTATCAGAGCTTCCAATTAGAGAAGCTCATTTAGAATATGGTAAAGATGTCAAGGATTGCAACCTTGTGAGAGTACAATAATAGATGTAACCAGTCATCGGTATAGTATCTACTAACTATACGTAACCCAAATAGTAGATAGAGCATGTTAGCTGCAGAGGAAGAAACACATGCTTGAACCAAATAATTGACTGCAAAGGTTTTAGATTTTGTACCTACA